AAGATATATTACCACAACTACAAGGAATGTTTTAATGGTCAAGATACTAGGAATCTCAGGGAAAAAACAGTCTGGTAAAAACACTATGGCCAATCACCTGCATGGTGAAATCCTTAAAAAGAACGGCTCAATAGAAGATTTTAAGATAGACAAAAATGGCTCGCTTGTAATTTCAACGAGCGTTGGTGGGGATGTTGAGCATGGCATTTTAGATATCACCAGAAAAGACAATGAGTTTGCAGAGTATGCCCATATTCACATGTGGCCGTATGTTAAACTATACAGCTTTGCTGACGGGCTAAAGGGTCTCTGTATGGAATTCTTTGACCTATCTTTCGACCAAGTGTACGGAACAAACGAGCAGAAAAATACAATGTGTCAGGTTTTCTGGGAAGACCTTCCCACTAAGACCAAAAACAAGGGAAACATGACCTCTAGAGAGCTACTGCAATATTTTGGCACAGACATCATGAGAAAGATGCTTGAAAACGTGTGGGTAAACAGCACTATTAAAAAGATACTACGAGAACAAAGTGGCTTAGCTATCATAGCAGACTTAAGATTCCCTAATGAGGTAGAGGTCGTCAAAAAGAACAATGGTAAAGTTGTGAGACTAACAAGAGACACACTTGAGGATTCACACATAAGCGAAACAGCGTTAGATAAGGACAATTTTGATTGGAATAATTTTGACTTTATTGTAGACAACTCTAAGGGTGGCGTAACTAACTTTTGTAAAGAAATAGATAAATTGTTTAACAAAATGGAGGTGACATGCTAGTCACTTATATACGAAGTTCAAGTTTTAATAACTATTCTTTTTGTCAAATGCAGTATTTTTTGACATATACTTTGGGCCATCAGTCCCCTTCTGGTAAAAAGGCGCAGCTTGGAACCATTGTCCATAAGGTTATGGAGGTGTTAGCAGGATGCCAGCAGTTGATTCAAAATAAAAAGAAAATGCTTTTAGTTGATGACGCGCTTGGTGATATTAAATTCACTAAGAAGAAACTAGCAAGCGATAAGTTTGTCAATGATCTAGTCCAAATGAGTTATGACTGGTATACGGGCAACTGTACTCATCACTATACTAAGGGTGACTACAAATTCTGCGAAGATACTACATGGATAGCATTGAACCACAGCGATGGAACTTTTGACCCTAGAAATAGAAATATTGTAGCGTCTGAGCCACACTTTGACATTGTTATAGATGAACCTTGGGCTAAGTTTGACTACACTCTTCCCACTGGCAAGAAGTTAGAAGGGCAGTTAGCTATCAAAGGAACCATTGACATGGTTACTGAAGTGTCAGATGGAATTATAGAGGTAGTTGACTGGAAGACTGGCAAAAGAATGGATTGGGCAACGGGGGAAGAAAAAACATACGAAAAATTATGTTCAGACCCTCAACTGTTACTTTACAACTATGCTATCTCCAAGATGTTTCCAGAATACGAGCAAGCCATCATGACGATCTTTTTTATTAAGGATGGTGGCCCATTCTCCCTGTGTTTTGACAAAAAAGATAGAGATAAATTCCTAGAAACTCTTAAGTTTAAATTTCAACAAATCAGTAGAAATCAAGAGCCAAAACCCCTTTCTCACAGCAGAAACCACTGGAAATGCAAGAAGCTTTGTCATTTTTACAAAACCAAGTGGCCGGGAACAGACAAGAATATGTGTATACATACAGAGGAGCACCTTAAAACGCATGGAATGGATAAAACCATTTCAGAGTGCACCGCCAAAGGATTTAGCGTGGGCCATTACGAGGCTCCGGGATAAGGAAAAACTATGATTGAAGTACAGATTACAGAGGAAATGAAGAAGAGAGCTTGGGCGAAGTCTCGCGAGATGGGGGTTATCAAAAACTCTATCATGAGTGGAGATGGGAACATAGCAGGATTCTTAGGAGAAGAGGTAGCAAACACTATCATTAAAGGTGAGATAAACAATACCTACGACTACGACATTATTACTAATGACAATGTTAAGTATGATGTTAAAACCAAAAGGTGCACATCTCCACCTAAACCCTTTTATGATTGTTCAGTTGCTGGCTTTAACACAAAGCAAAAGTGTGACAGATACGCCTTTGTCAGAATAGAAAATAAAAATAATAGATGGGGAAAAGCGTGGGTTCTTGGCTGGCTAGGGCACGACGACTACTATAGTAAAGCTCGCAAGTTAACTAAGGGTCAAACTGATCCATCGAATAATTTTGTAGTAAGGGCAGACTGTTATAACGTTTCCATATCAAAGTTAACTCAATTTTCAGGAGCAAAAAATGATAGACCTAAAGCACAACAGAAGGAACTTTCTTAGGGTAGGTGGTATTAGTGCCGGTTTAAGCTCTGTGGGGCTATCAGACTACGCCTTTGCTCAGGACGGAGCCGTTGCATACAAAGATAAAACTGTTGTATGGCTATGGCTTGGCGGCGGCCCTTCTCAATTTGAAACCTTCCATGCTCCTATGGACGATGCTCCTACTCCGTGGCAACCAGTTAATGGTAGAATCTATGACTCAAAGACCAACATAGCGTTAGGTGGAGACTGGATCAACCTAGCGAAGCATACCTCAAAGTTGAATGTAGTCAACTCTTTTAATCATAAGGACTCCTCTCATAGGCAGGGGACTCACTTCATGATGACTGGACATTACAGTAAAGAGAGAGCTACTACCTCTATGTCAATGTACCCTTCTTTTGGATCTATTGTATCTGCTTGTTATGGCCCTAACCATCCAGACAACGGTGTTCCCACCTACGTTAAGCAGGGAAAGATAGAAGCAGATGAAGGCTCATGGTTAGGAGGGGCTTTTAAACCCTTTGATCCATCAAACAAAGAAAACCTTACTCCTCAAATCCAACTTGATAGGTTCTCCCAGAGAAGAGACCTTCTAAACAGTATTGATGCTACGAAAGTCTCAGGCAAAGGTGCAGAGTCTGTTGAGTTTTATGAGGGTCAAGCCTATGATGTAATTCTTGGATCAGCTAAGGATGCCTTTAATCTAGACAAAGAAAATGAAAAGACTAGAGAGGCATACGGTAAGACCCCTATTGGAGACCAACTCTTATTAGCAAGAAGGCTTGCAGAACATGGGACTCGCTTTGTGACACTCCATTATGGAGGATGGGATCATCATAGTAATGTGGGCACAGCAATGAAAGCCAAAGTTCCCCCTGTAGATAAAGCAATAGCTTCCTTTCTTCAGGATGTTGAAGAGAGAGGAATGAGCGAGAAGATACTCCTTGTAGTTACTGGTGAGTTTGGAAGAACAAAACTAAATGGAACAGTAGGTCGTGACCACTGGCCTTCAATGACTCCTATGTTAATGGCTGGTGGGGAATACCAATCAGGCAGAACAATTGGAGAGGCTGACCGTTCGTATAGTGCTATTAGTGAGCCCTACGGCCCGCTTGATCTTCAAGCGACCTTGTTTGATCACTTTGGAATAAGCAAAGAGACCATGAGAACAGATAATGGTGGACGACCTAGATATTTATTAGAAGGTGAGGCAAAGTCAATACTATGACAATTAAATTAACAGAAGTCGCAGCAGAAGAAATCAAAAACTCTAAGGAAGAAGGCCACTACCTGAGGGTTGCCGTTAAAGGTGGCGGCTGCTCTGGGTTTGAGTACAAGCTTACATTTGACTTGGAATACGATGAAGGTAAGGATACTCTATCTAATCAACACGGAGTGGATGTTATTGTAGATAGAAAAAGCGATCTATATTTAGACGGAACTGTTTTAGACTACTATTCTGACATTTCTAAGCGTGGATTTACATTTGAGAATCCAAACGCTGTTAAGTCTTGCGGTTGTGGAAGTAGCTTTCAAGCGTAGTAGGAATAAATTTATAAAGAGGTAAGAAAATGAGTTGGAAAAAAACACAAAACCGCCGTTCGTTTATACAGGCTGGATTCTTAGGAGGTCTAGGCCTCAGCCTTTCGGATTACTTCCGAATACAAGAGGTTCGTGGAGATCAGAAGTTCTATGAGAGTAAAGAGGGGCCAGCTAAAAGTGTTATATTTATTTATCTGCCCGGTGGTTCTGCTCACCAAGAGACTTGGGATCCAAAACCCTTCGCTCCGCTTGAGTATCGTGGGCCAATGAGTAGTATCCAAACTAATGTTGCCGGAGTAAGACTCAATGAGATGATGGTAAACACATCAAAGATAGCTGATAAGATTGCGATTTGTCGATCAATGACTCATGGTGAAGCTGCGCACGAAAGAGGGACGCATAATATGTTTACTGGCTATCGTCCCAGCCCAGCTCTTCAGTATCCGAGTATAGGTTCTGTGGTGTCACATGAGTTTGGCCCACGAAAAAACCTTCCACCTTATGTTTGTATTCCTAATCCTCCTAACGAGTATGCCGGAACTGGTTATTTAAGTAGCTCATTTTCTGGGTTTGGTCTTGGAGCAGATCCTGCCAGTACTGACTTTAAGGTGCGCGACCTAAACCTGCCTGACGGAGTAAACGATGATCGGTTTATCAAGAGACAGAAGGTTCTAGCTACCGTCAATGATCGCTTTGCTAGTAAAGAAAATTCAGACTCACTCGATGCTGTCGATACATTCTATGATAGAGCGTACAGTTTAATTAATAGTCAGAAGGCTAGAGAAGCGTTTGATATTAATAAAGAAGATACCGCTACTCGCGATAAGTATGGACGTAATACTGCGGGAGCGAGAATGTTGCTCGCTAGACGTTTAGTTGAAGCCGGTACTCGGTTTGTCACGCTAACTTACGGTGGGTGGGATATGCACAATGGTATTGAGGCGGGAATTAAAACACAGGTTCCGGCTCTTGATCAAGGCTTTGCTGCTCTTATTTCAGACCTAGACGATAGAGGTTTGCTTGACTCAACGCTTGTATGTATAGCCTCTGAGTTTGGTCGCACCCCCAAGATTAACGCCACTGCTGGTCGTGATCACTGGCCTAAAGTTTTCAGTGTTGTTATGGCTGGAGGGGGAGTTAAGAGAGGCATAGTCTATGGTAAGTCTAATGCTACTGCTAGTGAACCAGAAGAAGACGCTCTAACAGTTAAAGACTGGGCTACAACAGTATATAATCAGCTAGGTATTGTCGCAGATAAAGAACTAATGGCTCCCGGAGATAGGCCTATTGAGATCATAGACGGAGGCAAGGTAAGACAAGAGTTAATTATTTAATTTAAAAGGAGAATTAGAATGAACAGAAGAAATGTAATATCTATTTTTGCTCTAGCACTTATGGTTCCCGCAACCCTAATCGCCAGACCCCCAAAGAATAAGCCGGAAAGCCCGTCTTGTAAGGATTGTAAAAAATGTGGTCGTGCATGTAAGTGTGACTGTAAAAAGGGCTGCAAGTGTAAGCCC